TTAGTTGTACTCCAGGATGTAGGTCAAAATGGAGTCAGCTTTACCCGCGGTGATTTTTCCGCCAGTGGCGACATAGCGAGCCGATCCCACAAAGCGGTACATCTCCGTCCCTGCACCGCTGGCCAGCCAGTCCAGGGGCAGGGCCCTGGCTTGGGTGAATGGCAATGCCGCTCCCTTACTGGACGTCAACGAAATGCCGACTCCTTGGGCTACACCGGCTTCTCCTCTGCCTGTGAGGTTCAACAGGCCATCCTGGATCGAGTTGCCTTCAAAGTAGACCTTCACAGGAGGTTTGACACTCGGATTGAGCCCTTCGCACACAACATCCAGTGAAAAGCCATGATCTGGCACAGCCCCTCTTTTGATGTCATACGCCGTTGGGCGCCCCATGTTGACATCAATGGTCGACTTTTGTGTGCTGCACGTGGTGAAGAAAGCGTTATGTTCAAGCGTTGCGCGAAGGTTATATCCCTCTATGGTGAATTCAGCCCTGGATGGATTTGTGTAGTTGGTATCGATGAAAAAATTGGTTGAGTAGTTAAAAGGGGAGATGTCTCCCTTTCCTACCCCCATTGCGGTTCGGATGAAATCAACTACGAGAACAGTGGGCATATAGCGCATGGTGCCGATGTTGCCCGTGGGGTAGGTGGCGGGAGCTGCTGTCGGTTCGGTCCAGTTATAGCGTGCTCGGTGTCCAATTCTGATACCGACCCCTGGCACTCCAGACTCATAGAGGCCATTTCCATCTATTGGAATGAGGGTCGTTTTGGGAGCTGTAAAACCGAATTGTCCGGGTTTTCCGTCACTTCCGCACCACGCCCAGCCACCTAGAGTTTCTCCTGAGCCGACTTGCACGGTCATTGTTCCCATCGATTTACCGATCGGTGCGTGCTTCAAGGTGAAAACGGATTGGAGGCTCTGTATCGGCAGGGGGGTCTTGGTAGGTAGTTCAGGCTTGCCGCAATAGGCCACCGAGGAGAGCGACCAAAGGCATCCAGCGGTCGATATACCAATGCAGAAGAGTAGCTTGACGTGTGCGGGGGCTGGCTTTTTCACGGGAACCCTTGAACTCGTAGGTTGATTTGCTCGCGCTGATTATTCCATCCCTGGTCTTTTAACTGAGACAGGACCGGTCCGGGGGGCTTGTATGAAATTTCTTAACTTTCTGATTGGAAGTAACGCTGGAATCTGATCCTCTCAACCAGCCATAACACTTGAGGTTGCGCAGGTCTCTGGCGGGAATGCTTGCCAGGCGTAGTGCCTCGCATCCTGTCGGCGGATTCATCGCAAGGCGGTCTTCCTGCGATGCTATGGGGCAGGAGCTGCGGCCGCAGGATGAAGCGTTCGTGGAGCGGCTTCGGGAAAAGCCGTGGCGCGGAAGGCTGGGAAAGGAACTCATGGGAAGGGCCACGCAATGGCTGCCTGGCGTTCCTCGACGGTGCCTGCCTGTCCTGTCTCGAAGACTAGTCCTTAATTCAGTCCATCGATCCGAGGTGAGTGCAAGGCTCTCCTTTGGAGTCAGTATCATGGAGGCTCGTTTCCCGCTCCAGGATATCGATATGCAGATTTCACCAAGTTCTGCAGAACCTCGAAAAGGATCGAGAGGCCCTTTTTTCGTATCAGCGTAAAAACACCGGCAGCCGCTCGTTTCCGCCACGGCTGTCTGGGAAAAATACCCGTTCACCTGCTAACATGGCGACATCGGTGCCGATGTGTCCGCAGGCTCTGGGCGCGGATGCCATGCCCTCTATCCGGCCGGAGAACTTTGCCATCGAAGACTCGACATGCTGACAAGGTCGTTGCTGTCCGCGGTCTTTTGCCTGTTGCCGATCATCCTGCAGCCGCTGCCCGTCGCGGCCGAATCCATCCTGCTCGATGGTCGTATGACGACAACGACGCGCCCCTGGCTCGACAAACGAGCCAGGCAGTGGCTGGATGCCCGGGAGCCGCTGACGATAGGCGTGGTTTCTCCCGACTATCCGCCGCTATCCATCTTCTACGCAGGTTCCTACAAGGGCTTCACGGCCGATTACCTGGCCCTGGTGTTCGAGCGGCCGTTGCGCGTCAGGGACTTTCCGTCGCGGCAGGCGGCAATCGCTGCGTTGTCGCGGGGAGAGATCGATCTGCTCGGTGTCGGTAGCGAGGTCGAGGCCCGGCAACACGGATTGCTGGCATCCGCTGCGTATCTTTCCGACCGGCCGGTACTGGTGTCTTCCAGCGGCGCCCCGTTCGATTCGCAGGCGGAGTCCTGGCTGGCCACGGTCAAGGGTTATCTTCCCGCCGAACGTATCAAGGCCGCCTATCCGCACAGCAAGGTCATCTGGTTCGACTCGCCGCAGCTTGCCCTGGAAGCGCTGAGCATGGGGGACGTCGATGGCGTGCTGGGTGACGCCGTCTCCGCGCACTATCTCATCCAGACCCATTACCTGCTGAACTTGCGTATCGAGAACTTCGCGCCCATCGACAGCCAGGGTTTCCGTTTCCTGCTCCGGCCGGGGGATGAGCCTCTGCTCGCGGTCCTCGATCGAGCCCTGCCGCGTATCAATGGGCGCTACGGCGACGAACTGTTGCGCAGTTGGAGCGCCGGGCGGCGCCTGCGTTTCGACGAGCCCAGGGTGACGCTTGCGCCGGCGGAACAGCGTTGGCTCTCCACGCATCCGGTCGTGCCGGTGGTGATCAACCATTCCCTTGGCGCGCTCGGGCAACTGGATAGCGAGGGGCGGCTGAGCGGTATCGGGCGTGACTATCTGGACCTGATCGGCAAGCGCAGCGGCCTGCAGTTTTCCTTCAGCGGAGCCCGAAACTTCGTCGAGGCGAAACGTCGACTGGATGCGGGCGAGGCGTTGGTTACGCCGACCATGCCCTCGACGGAGCGTCTCGATTCCGGCCTCGAGGTCCTGACTCCCTACCTGCGTAGCACCACGGTGCTGATGAGCGCCAGCCGGGGCGGCCGGGGCGAACGGCTGGAGCGTGTCCATGGCCTCGCGGATCTCGACGGCAAGCGATTGGCCACGACGGTTGGCTATTTCCTCAACGACACCATTCGGCGCGATCACCCTGAGATCAAGCTCCAGGTCTATCCGACCTTTCTCGCCGCGATGCAAAGCGTCGATGCCGGACAGAGCGAGGCTTCCATCAGCAGCGATTACACCGGTCGCTATCTGTCCGCCCAGCATTTCGACAACCGGATCCAGGTCGTCGGTATCCTCGATGATCTCTCCATTCCGATCAGCATCGGTGTGGCGAGGAACCAGCCCGAGCTGCAGGGCATCCTGGAGAAGGCGCAGCTGGCGATCGCTCCGGAAGAAGTGGCGGAAATCCTCCACCGCTGGGAGCCTCGCTTCGCCAAGGGAGGGACGGACTTCTGGCGCGATCACCGGAGCAAGATTCTGCAGATCGGCGGATTGTTCGGCGTACTGATTTCCATCTCTCTCATCTGGGGTTTCTACCTGATGCGCCAGGTGCGCAAGACCCGCCAGGCAGAAGAGCAAGCCGACGCTGCTAACCGTGCCAAGAGCGTGTTTCTTTCGACGATGAGTCACGAGATCCGCACGCCATTGAACGCGGTCATCGGCTTGCAGGAGCTGGTGCTGAAAAAGGGCGAGAAGGGCGTGTTGGATCTCGATTCGCTGAGCATCGCCCAGGAAGCTGCCCAGGGGTTGCTGCTTCTGCTGGGCAATATTCTCGATTTGTCGCGGATCGAATCCGGTCGGTTCGATTCCGCTCCCGAACCAGTGCTTCCTGGCGAGTTGATCAGAGGGATCCTGCCGCTGGTTGGCGGGCTGACGCGGCAGAAGAATCTTTCCCTGGCACTGGAACTCGACGGGGATCTCGAGCAGTGGGTGCTGGTGGATCCCCTGCATTTCAAGCAGGTGTTGTTCAACTTGCTGGGCAACGCCATCAAGTTCACCGAGCGCGGTGGGGTAACGGTGCGGGCGGTGGGGCGGCGCGAGGCGGAGAGGCTTCATTTGCTGCTCGAGGTAAGCGACACCGGCCTCGGTATTTCGGAGGAGGACCAGGCCAGGCTGTTCCGGCCATTCTCGCAGGTCGGCTCGCCTGCGCTTGGCCAGGCGTCCGGCAGCGGCCTGGGGTTGTACATTAGCCGACGCCTGGTACACCTGATGGGCGGCCAGATCAGCCTGCGCAGCGAGCTGGGCAACGGCTCCTGCTTCTCGGTCGAGTTCGATCTTCCGCTGACCGAACCTCCGCCCAGCGAGTCCGCCGAAGCGCGTTCCGGAGTTGCCGAGGTCGAGGAGCGGAAAGAGGCAAGGGCGCTCTCGATATTGCTTGCGGAAGACCATCCGTTCAATCGGCTGACCCTGACCATGCAATTGGAAAGCCTTGGGCACCGGGTGACCTCCACGGAAGATGGCGAGGAAGCATTCGAACGTTGGCAGGGCGAAGACTTCGACGTCGTGATTACCGACGGCATGATGCCGCGGATGGATGGCTACGAGCTGGCGCGACGGATCCGCTCGCAAGAAGCCCTTGGCGGTCGGCGTCGCTGCTTGGTGATAGCACTTACCGCCAGCGCCGAGAAGGATGCGCTGGAGCGTTGCCTGGCTGCCGGCATGGACCGGGTCCTGTTCAAGCCGACTACGCTCGATGAGCTCGCTCGGGCGCTGAACGGGGGAGAGCCGCTCATGCCTACGAGCGTCGATTCGCAATGAAAGTGCCCGACTGGTTGCCGTTTTGCGTGCCGCGAGCGGATGTATCGGGTAATCTCTCGCAGAAATGAACCAGCACTAGTGAAGCGAACGATGGGTTTTGAACAACTTGCCGAGCTGAGAGACCGTCTGCGCGCACAGGCGGCGCAGGCGAAACCGGCTCAAACCAAAAGCTCCGCGGGACGCGCGAAGAAACGTGAAGCCGTCGAGCCGGGAGTCGAGGCTATCTGGAGGCTGCAACGGCATTTCCCGCTGGCGTTTCCGAAAAGCCCCGCGGCCAAGGTTCCGCTCAAGCAGGGCATCCTCCAGGATGCGCAGCAGCACCTCGAGCTACTGGGAATCACCGCCGAACAACTGAAACAGGCCATCGCCACCTGGTGCCAGGGCAGCCGCTACTGGAGTTGCATGGTGGAAGATGCGCCGCGGCTGGATCTGCAAGGCCAGGTTGCCGGCAAGGTAACCGCCGAGCAGGCGGTGTATGCGCGGCGGCAGGCGTCTCGCCGGCAGCGCGAGCAGATGCGCGAGAAGCGCGCCAAGCGTGCCCAGGCAGGTAGCGAAGCGCCGGCCGCCACGGAGGCGCCGACGCCTGAAGCGCCCGCAACCGAAGCGAGTCCCGAGGCGAACTGATCGCCGGGGCAGGGCGCGTCGGATCCTGGCGCGCTCCTCGGTTGCCGGTCGCCGCGGGGCCCATTTCGCGGACGTCTGGGCCCGTTTCTCCCGGCTTGTGTTACGCAATAGCCTGATCTGCAAAGTTTTTTTCGTAGAGCGCTTGCCAAGCCCGGCGAATCCGTCCATAATTGCGTCCATTCCAGCGATGGGTGAGCTAAAAATCTTTTGAAATCAAAGGGTTATAAGTTCAAAATCGCACCAGGAAAGAGATTTCAGCGATATGCCAAACGCATGTCGCTTCGCTCAAAGGCTGAGTAGCAGAGTGGTTATGCACCGGATTGCAAATCCGTGAACGCCGGTTCGATTCCGACCTCAGCCTCCAACAGGAAAGCCCCGTAGCTCAGTGAGTTACGGGGCTTTTTTCTTGCCTAGGAAAGCGGATCATTTCCGCAATTCTCCGATCATTTCCGCAACGCCTCCTCACTTCGTCGGGCTTACCACCTCGCCGACGCGTCGGTAAACGTTCTTCGTGATCTGTTCCTTTGTGTGGCCAAGCAGCTTGCTTGCGTCGGCCAGGTTCTCGATTTCGCTGGCTGCCTTGGGGCGAATATCGCTGAAGCGGAACTGCTTGATTCGTTCAGCAAGCGGCTCGTCTCGGGCGGCCACTGCTTGGGCGGCGGCTTCTGCTCGCGCCTCGTCCCAGCGATTTCGCATCATGGCGTAGCTCATGCGGAGGCCTGATGGGTTCGTGATGAGGCGCGAACTGGTAATGCCGGCCAGTTTCCGGCGCTCGAACAGGCCGTCGATGAACACGCCCAGCCCTGTTGGCTGTTCGCCATCGAGCAAGCGAATCCTGAGCTTCTTTCCTGTCTTGCCCTGGGCAACCAGCAGGAACTCGCCTGCCAGATCGCCTGTTGAGACTTTCAGCGTGTCCGCAGGTCGCTGACCGGTGAGATAGGCTAGATCCATCGCGTCTCGAAGCTCCTGGCAGGCGTGAGCGTAGACCGCTTCCCAGACATCGTCGGAGGCATAGTAGTCCCTGGCCTTCTCCTTGTTCCGCCGCACCCGGGCGCAGGGGTTTTCGCCATCGATGTAGCCCCACTCCCTCGCGAGCGTGAAGACATGCGAGAGTAGTGCTATCTCCCGGTTTCCACGAGTTTTCGCCGTCCTGGCATCGCGGTACTGGGCGACCACCTGAGGAGTAATTGCCGTGATCGGCGCGCTATCAAAGGCTTTCCGTAGTTGCCTCAGTTCGGCTTGATTGTCCGATTGGGTACGCGGCGCCTTCGTCGGGACGACCTCGCGCTCGTAGCGATCGAACAGTTCTTTCATGTAGCGCACGATCTTCGGCGTTGTCGTCCGCTCGAGGCGAGCCCATTCGACGCGCGCCTCGTTCAGGTCGCTACCCAGCGGAATCTCCTTTCGATTTCCCTCCTCGTCTCGGCCGTTGTAGTAGTAGCCGATCCAGACTTTCCCCGATTTCAATTTTCGGACACGCTTCAACATGCGGGGCGGCATGTCTCGGTTCGTAGACTTCGGCCGCATATCAGGACACGTTCGACAGGTCGAGCGACCAGGCGGGGTCGGAAACTGTGGTTCTTGTGGGATGAACGCCTGCCAGACGCAACCGTGCATACACCCGTCCGACTATGGGGCGGCCCGCTGCGTTGGTTTCATAGTTCCAATGGTGATTTTCGAGCCATTCGATCTGTTTGCTCACGACCTTCTTTCCAACTAATTCAGTGAGTTCGTCAGGGGATAGAAACTCTGAAAGGGACATCGCTGTTCCCTCATGAAATAGCGGCCCTTTCCGTTGGGCCGCGGGCATGGATGATTTCAGGTAGGATGTACCGGCTCACCGGTGACGGGACCAGCCTTGGCGGGCATGTGCCCCTGATCCGGTGGGCCTTCGCTGGGGAAGTGCGATGCCTGGTTTCTGCTTCATCCGAAGCACCCCGCCTGCCAGGCCGCCAGCGTGCGGATGATCGGGAATATCTCCACCAGCCCCACCACGGCCAGGCCGAGGGCGGCGATGATGCCGAGGGCGGTCAGTGCTCTACGCATGGTCGGAGCCTCCTGCGCTGATCGGCAGCGATTCCGTGGGTAGCCCCGGCCGCATGTTGGTGTCGGCGCCGAGAAGGCTGGCGTGCCAGTTACCTAGGGCGGCCGCGCTGCTGATGCAGTGGTGGAGTGCCTTCTCGGTATTCCCGGTTGCGCAGGCATGGAGCGCCTTACCGGCCAGGTAGCCAATCAGCCAGAACCAGTCGGCCGGCTGCTTGCCGGCGTCATGTTGGCTGCCCCAGCGCTTGCGCTGGTGTGCAGCCTCCAGCACCACGCCATTGGCGAAGTCGTGCAGCTCGGGGCTGTCGATCAATGCCAGCAGGTGGTTGCGCTCCGCCTCCAGTTTCTCGATCCGGGCGCAGTTCAGCAGATGGAAATCCACCAGTTCGCTGATAGCCTGCTGCTTGCTCTTGCGCTCGAAGCGCTTCATCAGGCTGCGGCGGTCTCCGCCGCTCACCACCTCGATAATGGCCATTACTCACCTCCTGCTGGCTGAGGCGCAGCGGCGAGTGAGCGCAGACCATCCTGAATGGCTCGCAGGTCATCGTCGGTCGGCTCTTTGTGTAGGTACAGAACGACGGCACGCGGATGGCCGGTGTCGCGTCCGATCCCTGACACCTCCGGCACCTGCCCAGCCTGGGCGGCCGGGTAGTGGGCGAAGCTGATAGTCCCGCCGAGCTTCAACACCTGCACTGCGAGCGCATCGACCCTGGCCAGGGCTGCGTCGCGCTGTTGCTCAACCGTCTGGTAGTGCCGAGTAGCCCATGCCAACGCGGTGTCGGCTTCATGCTTTTGGCGCAGCACCGCCCCGACGATGCGATCGCACTCGGCGACGGTTGTCAGCGGTTCGCGCAGACCGAGCGTTCCTGCATCATCGCTATAGAACCAGCCCGGAAGCGGCTCTCCCTCGGCATTGGTGCAGCGGTAGCGGAATGCAACAACTTCCGGTCGCTCCGCCTCTGCCTGCTCGGCCTGAGCCACAGGGGCTTCGGCGCGAACCCAGCCGGCAGCGCACATGGCAGCTTCGTCCACTGCCTGGATGTCATTTTTAGAGTTTAGGAAAACCACAATCGCCTTGGGGTTGCGTTGCGCCCGAATGGCGTCATGGAACCGCTTGCATTCGTGAACCTGTTCTTCGTTGAAGTCGCCGACCACGGCAATTACTGGAGCGTCTACGGGAACATCCTTGATGCGCGCGGCGACCAGGGCTTCGAGTGCTTTGACCCTGGCCAGGGCATCGTCATGTGCTTCGCATTTCTCCAGCATGTAGCGCAGCGAATCGAGCAGTTCGCCCTTGCTTGGGTTCATGCCGATATCGTGTCCGATTGCCTCCCAGGCCTCGAGCACAGTGACCACTTCGGACCTGAAGCCGGCGTACCAGAGATTCACGGCATCTTCCTTGGCGAGCGGGTAGCTGAGCCCGGCAGCGGTCAACTGGTCTTCGGATGGCGGTGCCTGTTCGAACTGCTCCACGGGCGTTTGTGCCGGATCGGCGAGTTGGATGGGTGCGTGGCAGGGGTAGCGGATCTCCTCGCCGGAAATGCTGTTGCAGAAGCCGGTGCCCTTGCAGTCGATGCAGGGCGGCGGCGCCTGGTCCTTGATCATGGCCAGCAGGCTCTCAGCCGAGGAGTGAACGTCGTCGAGGTCCGTCGACCAGCGGTGCGGGGTGCTGTCGTGGATGTTGTCCAGGGCTTCGACGATGCCACGTAGGCGGGTGGCGCACTGCTCGATCAGTTGGTGTTGGGTAGAGGACATTGTGGTGTCTCCGGTTGCTCCGGCGCCGGCGGCCGGCAGCGGAAGCATTTGCACAGGCCTATCCGTTGGCCCGTGGTGCGGCAGATGGTGGGGCGGTTCATTTCGTGGCGTCTTGCTTCATGGCTTTGGCGTGGCCGACGCAGGTGCGGACTGGGTTGCCCTGGTCGTCCAGGTCGGCGTGGCAGTAGAACCGGCTGAGTTCCTGCCGGCAGTAGATGGCATCGGAGGTGGTGACCGGCGAGGTGTTCGCCGGGGTGCCGAGTCGATAGGCGCAGCCGGCGCACGTGCCGCGAGGGTTCACCGTTGCGGCCAGGACAACGCCCTGCAGCGCTCCGAACATCGTCGGGAGGTTCGCCTGCTCCGCGGTGTGCGGATGTTCGCCGCGCTCGATGAGGATCAACTCGACCATCGCTCGGCAGTTCTCGGCGACGGCGTTGGCCATGCCCAGCACCTGGGCGAACAAATCGAGCATGGTTGCCGGGTCGCGGTGGGCGGCCATCTTCTCCAGCACCTGGCGGCGCAGGTCCGCCGGAAGAAGCACGGCGCCGGCCAGTTCGTGCGCGTCGGCGGCGCTGATCTGGTAGTCGGTGGGAGGCTGGTTCATGGGACCGCCATCGTTGATGCTGCTTCCAGCAACTGGCACCGGCCAGCCAGTTGGAGCAGGTTACGAGTAGTCGGCTTGAAGCCTTCCGTATCCGGGAGGTACTCGTGACGATGGCCCTCCGGGTACGTCTGGAACGGTCCGTGCCATTCCCAACTCATCAGCCAGTCTTGCCAGACGGTGTAGGCGTCCTGTCCTTCGCCCCAATAGTCGACACCGCCGCCGACGGAAAGAACATGCCGGACTCGGGAGCCTTGCTCATATGCGAGTGCAGACGGTTCTTCGTCGCGCCAGGCGCTGCAGTAGAGCGCTGGGTAAAGCTCGACCAGCCGCTTGCTTAACTTCTTCTCGATGCGCGCTTTCATGCTTCACCTTCCTTCGCCAGTGCCAGCCGGCCCTGGTGCTCCGGCTTGGGTAGCTTCAGGCCGAACAGCCGGAGGGCCTGCTTGTGGTTGAGGGAGGCCGCCACAGCAACAGGTCTGGCATGCTGGTCGATGTAGGACTTCGGCCAGGGCGCTAGCCCGCGCGCGGTGAGTATGCCGGCGTGGTCGAGCGGCCAGGTCCGTGCGGCGGTCAGGTTGGATGTCCGGCCGGCGGCCTCGGGTACCCAGACAAGACAGTTGCCGTCCCAGTCCCTGTCGTAGGCGACGTAGATGCGGTCGTCCGCCGGCGCGCCGGCGAGTGCCTGCGTCCGGGACAGGTCCAGGTCCTGGTGATCGACACCAAGTTCAGCCCGGGCGCGCACGTAGTCGACCGGCCAGGGCAGATCGGTCTCGCGGCACTCGTATTGCCGTACGGCCCGGGCGAGGGTGAACGTCTCGGCTTCGTCGAGGTTGGTGGTGTAGCCGCCGCCGGCGCGCCAGAACGTTGCTCGGCTCCCGACGTTGCTGCGGCTGTCCTGGAGATAGAAGAGGTCGCTCATGGTGTCACCCGCTTGAATTCGATGACCCAGACCCAGGGATTGGCGGTGAAAGCCTCTGGTCCGTTGATCTCTCCCCAAAGGGAGCGGAACCAGAGCCAAGCATCCAAGCCACTACCGCCCGTTTCGCATTCGCGCTCGGCGGGATATCCCTCGGCCCGTGCCTGCTCCTCGCTGATGTCCTGCAGTCGTTCTACGCGAACGGCGGTGAGCTCCAGCAGGATGCGGGAGGCCCAACGCGGCATATGGATGCTCGGCCGCCAGCGCGCCTGATCAAGTTCGGCGTACCAGCAGGCGAATGGATATGGCTTGACGCGCGGGTCGTCGTAGTTGAAGGCTCCGCGATCATCCAGAAAGCCCGGCTCTTCCATAAGATCGCGAATATCCTCGTCCGCCCGATATGCCAGCGCCGGCGCGCCGCACATGTTCACGTCAGTCCACGTCTCGCGCACCCATAACCGGTCGCCGGGCTGGCCGTAGGGGCAGGTGATGCGTGCGTGCAGGCCGGCATCAAGCGTCTTGAATGGCGTATTGGGATCGACCATTGAGCCGAGGAAGTCGGGCTGCGGCGTCACCACTCGGCGGGTGACCGTCTTCCTACCTTCCAGGATGGCGCGGACCATCTGGTCGTTGAACAGGATTGGCCGCTCCCGCGGCTTTTCTGCGGACATAGGGAATACCTCTCGCCTGATGGCGAAATGCAATAAATTGGGATAACGTCCGGCAGCCATACGTTTAGCCAGACAAGGAGAGTGGGAGTGACCTATGTTGCTTGGGGTGTAGTGCTGTTTTTCGCTATCAGTTGGACGATTGGACTGCTGTTTAGGCCTGAAACTCGCTTTCTTTCAACAGTTGCTGCAGTGATTCACTGGTGGATCATGATCGGAGTTACCGCGTTTAGCGCAACTAAGGTCTGGCATTTGTTTTGGCTGATGCCGCTTGCTCTTATCGTATGCATGGTTGCCATGGGGGCACTCGTTAGCGTTGGCAACAGGAAGCCTTCTGCTGTGTTTGCCGCCGCAATTTGGATTCTCTGGCCGGCAACCTGGTTGGCTTATCAATTCTCAAAGTAACGATTCATGCCGGAGCCTTCTGGCGCTGAACAGTCGGAGAATGTGTGCTCCTTCTGTGAGCGGATCCAGGGATGCCGGCGCCCGGGCTTGGGCTGCTGGCGCGGGGTCGTGAGTGCGTCTCGCAAGGTCATGCCGGCGGCGACGCGGCGGCGGACGGTCGTTGCGTGGACCGGGCTCTGGAAGTTCTCCACCAGCTCGGCGATGGTCCCGGTCACGCCGTCGACGGTGAAGCGTCGGCTCTCGCTCCAGCGTTCGTGCGCGCGCTCCAGCGCTGCGGCCTGCGCCGGCGTGCAGCGCCCGCGCTTCTGCTCGTTCGCACGCTGGTGGTCGGCTGAGCATCCGCGTGCCGGCCAGGTGATCTCCGGCATCAGGGTCAGCAGCTCCCGGAACTTCCAGGGGCCCATGCCGAGCGCGTGCATCGTTGCGCGGCGGGATAGCCCGCGCGCGGCCGCGTTGCGAATGAACTGTTCGGTGTTCACGGGTTTACCTCCTGTTGCGCGACGCTCAGCGCCACCGCAACCGGGCGCACCCAGATCGGCGTATTGCTGAGCATGAACGTCTCGCCCTGCTCGGCCAGCAGCAGGGTGGTGCCCATCACGCCGGCGATGGCCTCGGCCGCGGCCGGTGGTACGGCGTTGCCGATGCGCTCGCTCCAGTCCTTGTCGCTCATACCGTCGAGCACCAGGTATTCCTCGGGCTCGACCAGGCTCTGTAGGGCTGCCTTTTCCAGCGTGGTGAAGGGGCGGTGCCAGGTGCCGTCGAGGCTGCGGATGATGCAGGTCAGGCGTTCGTCCGCTGCTGGGATGCGTGGATCAGCGACGCTGAATCGGCCGCTGTCGTAGCGGGAGCTGGCCGCGATGGCGCCGGAATGCTGGTTGAAGCCGATCACCCCGTAGTGACCGCCGGTCAGGTAGTTGTCGCCCTTGCCGCGGTGCAGGATGCGCGGGTCTGCCACCGACTGCTGGCCGCCCTGGACGCCCTTGCCGCCGGCGATGATGGTGCCTGCAGGTTGGTCGTAGCGGATCACCCGATAGTTGCCGCTGTGGCGGTTCCAGTTGGGGCGCGGGTCGGCGACGCTGAATGTGCCTTGGCCTGGCATCGTTTGCCCTGGGATAGTCGGCGCTGACTCGGCCCAGCGGATCACCCCGAACTGCTGGCCGTGGTTCCAGTTTGCGGCTTGGCGATAGCGAGGATCGGCTACCGAGAATGCGCCGTTGGTAGGGCCGGAGCGGCCGGCGATAGTGCTGGCAGTGTCGTCCCACCCATGCACCCCCATGTAGCCGGAGCGGTACTCCGGCACGATTACCAGGTCGCGCAGGTGGCCGTCCTCGATCGCCAGCTTGTTCAGGCTCCGCCAGTCGCTGCCGGCCTCTACCAAGGCCAGGCGCACCCAGGTCTTCCAGTGCAGCGATGGGATGCGGTGCATTGGCCCCGCGGCATCGATGTCGCCCGGCAGCGGCATGCGACCGAGGATGTCGCCGACGGCGCGCAGGCTCTTCTTCTCCGGCTCGTAGAGGAAGGGCGGCACTTTCTCGACGTGGCGGGCGACAAGCAGGAAGCGCTTCCGGGACTGCGCCAGGCCGCCGAGTTCGCCGCAGTCGTGAGTGGTTTCCGCCACGGCGTAGCCGAAGCCGCCGAGCAGGCTGTTGATCTGGTCAAGCAGGTGCCGGCCGCGGCTCGCCAGGCGCGGGACGTTCTCGAAAACGATCAGCGGCACTGGGTCATCAGCCCATGCCTCGCCCATCAGCCAGATGCAGCGCAGCGTCAACTCGTTCAGCGCCTGGTACTTCGGGGTCAGGCTCATCTTCTCCGACAGCAGGCCGCTGGCGCCTTTGCAGGGCGAGCTGATGAACACGGCATCCGGTCGGCGCCCGCCGGCGGCGCGTCGGATGTCCTCCGGGGTTGCCTCCCGCCAGCCTGCCGGCGGCTCCTTGCCGTGGAACCGCACGTACTGGTCGCGGGTGAAGAGGTCCAGCAGGGTGCCCGGGACACCGGCCAGGCGCTCGAAGTCGCGCAGGCCGGCCGGGTCCACGTCGATCCCGCCGAGGCAGACCCATTCGGCCTCGACGTTGCCGACCCGCGGGCGCGCCCGGTTGAAACCGGCGGCACCGCCGCCCAGGCCGCAGCAGAAGTGGAAGTGGTAGAGGGTGCGCTTGATCATGCGGCGGGTTCCTTTTCGCGAACGTGAGGACGCACTGCGCTATGCGTGATGGCGCAGTGATGTCGTTGGGGCTAGAGTTGGAAGGCCCGGCATGGGGCCGGATCAAGGAGGAGAGATGCCTGACTTCAGAATCGTCGAGATCGTGTTCGATGACACCAAGGTCTATTACCGGTATGAGACGGTGGGTGTATCAACAATCGGTGGAGAGCAAACACCTGCTTATCAGCAAGACATCATCCTCAATCATTTTCGGTCTGCCGCAGGCTATCGGGGTTCTCCGACAAAGGTTGAAAGCGCTGCACTTGTTGCATCGAAGGCCGTGGGACGAGTGGTCCAAACTTTGAGCGGATCCAAGGCTCAAGCCAGGTCGACAAAGAACACTTGGGTAACCAAGGCGCATGCAGATCGTAACTATGAGGTTCTCAACACCCAGAGTCGTTAGTCTGTACGCGACCCGCTAGAAGTACGTCAGTACTCCGTGAACAGGCACTGGACGCCGCCCTGCCTGACTTGGGCGGCCCACGAGGCATGGTTGAATCGCCCACAGGGCGGCGTCCGGTGCGTGCTTGCTGGAAGAGAAAGCGCCCCGGGTGGGGCGCTGAAGTGGAGTGGCTACCGCTGGCGCAGGGCCTGGACCAGGTATGGATCGACGTCGGGTTGGCGCAGCAACCAGGCTTTGTAGTCGTTCGGGACTTGGTTGATCGGCGTGCCTTTGTGCTTGCCGTAAGGCATGACGGTCGGGATGCGTGCTTTCTCGCTCAGCGCATGGACCTCTTCCCAGGTGTCAGCCGCGTGCCCGGCGTCCATCGCTACCTCCAGCAGGAAGCGGAGGACGATAGCGCAGTTGCGGACGTCGTCGAGCGCGGCATGGGCATTGCGCAGCAGTTCGCGGGCCTGAGCCTCCCGGCCGTTGCGCCGCGCGATCAGGTACATCATGGCCGACTGGGTATGGCTGTCCTTGTCCGGGAACAGGAAGCGGCTCAGCGCGAGGGTGCAGATTCGTTTGATGTCGGGGTTCTCGCCGGCCATGCGCCAGTCGAAGTCGACATTGTGGCCGATCATCAGGAGCGGGCCGGCGGGCAGGGCGAACTCCTTCGACTCGCGGCAGCCGACCAGGTCCTGGCAAATGATGTGGTGCACGGCCTGGGCTCCAAGGCTGATCGGCACGTTGGGCTTGAAGCGTTCGTGGTAGTGCGGGAACTCCACCGGTTGGAGCGCCGCGAACTGGTGAGGGAACTCGGGAAGCTCCAGCCAGGCCGCCTCGATGATCTGGTCGGTCTTGTGGTCGGTGCCGGTGGTTTCGGTGTCGAAGATGATGGGCTTCATGGGCCCTCCAGAGGTAGAGGCGGACATCCGAGTCCGCCTTGAGGTAGGGTCAGGCCGCAGCCTGTTGCTGCTGGTCGACGAGTTGCCCGGCGTCGATCCAGACCGCTTGTAGCCAGGCCGGCGTCTTCGCCATCGGTTCCTTGAGAGTGCCGGCGACGATCACCGAGTCGATTTCCTTGTCCATGGTCACGGCACGCAGCAGTGTCAGGGCCTGACTACGACTCGGCAGGTCCAACACATCGAGGCGATCCAGCAACGCCAAGCGCAGGCCGGAGATCGTCGCGATGGCCAGGGCCATCGTCGCGTCGCACCGCCAGCGCTCCGATTCGGACAGCAGGCCGTACAGCCGGCCGCCGAACGTGACGTCGATGTCGGCGCTGATCTGCACGGGCGACCAGCCGGCGGTGCCGGATAGGCGCTGCAGCAGCTCGTTCACCGGTCCGATCGCATCGGCCAGGATCTCCGCTGGGATGCCTGCGGGCGATAGGGCATCGGCCAGGGCGCTCCAGGCGCAGACCTCGGCGTGGAAGCCGGCGGCCTGCTTGATGACGTCCTGGCGCTGCGCGGCGGCATTGAACGCTTCCTGCAGCGACTGCACCTTGGCCTGCTGCCGGTCACGCGCCTGGCGCAGTTCGTTGATCGCCTGTTCGCCGTTGGCGATCGCCTCGGCGCTGGGCGCCTGGGCGGTTTCGGCTTCCAGGGCGGCGGCCTGCGCGTCGGCGTCTTCGCTCTCCTTCAGGTCCCGCTGGCTGTTGGCGACGGCGCGCTGAGCGCTGGCAAGATACCCGCGGTACTCTTCCAGGCGTTTCGCCGCCTCGGGATCGGCAACCTTCGCCGGTGGCTGGTGCGCGACCAACTGGCCGGCCTGCAGGTCCACGGCGCCCTGGCAATGAGGGCAGGTCAGCGGCTGATGGGCGGGCTCGCCGCTGGCGGCGGCCTCGGCTGCCATCACCTTCTCCGACCATTCGTCCTGATTGGCCTCGTCGGTGGCCAGCTTGTTGCGCCGGCGGTCGGCCAGCGCTGCGGTTTCGCGCAGAGCGGTGATGCGGCTGGCCCGCGCCTGGGCGTCGGCGTGGGCGCGCTTGCTGGAGCCCAGGGTCTGCTGGGCCTCGTCCAGGTCTTGGGCGGTGGCTTGAAGTTCCGCGCGCGCCGATTCCAGTTCCTCCTCGCTGACGATGGCCGGCGGCGCCTCCGGCTCCCACCCGTTCGCCTTGTCGCTGCCGTAGTTCTCGCCGGTGATTGCCTTCCAGGCGCCGCGCGCCTCGCTGGCGTAGTCCTTTGCCTGGCCGACCATGGCGGAGAACCCGGAACGGAGCAGGGGCTTTACCTTCTCGAACAGCGCCAGGTCGATGCCCTTGGCCTTCAGGCGCTTGCCGACCTCGACCGGGCTGGCGCTGGCGCCGGTCAGGTCGAACAGCACCCGGCGGCGATCTTTGGCGTCCAGAGCGGCGAAGCGGCTGGCGTCGAGCACGAACGGCAGGAACGGCGAGTCGGCGAGCGGGGAGCCTTTGCCGCTGGGCAGCGCGACCCCGCAAGCCTGAACCTCGCCGGCCTCGTCCAGCCACTCGACACGGGCCTCGCCCTTCTTGGCGCCCTCGGTGATCAGTTGGCCGATATGCTGCTTCTGCGCAACGCGGCCGGGCTTACCGGTGAAGGCGTGGCTGATGGCGTCGAGCAGCGAACTCTTGCCTGCGCCGTTGTGGCCGGCCACTAGGAGCACCGGCGCAGAAACATCAAGGGCCGCATGACGCAGCCCTTGGAAGTTGGTGATTTCGAGTTTCGTGATGCGCATGGCTCACTCCAGGTCGAGGGCGATATCCCCCGGCTTCTTGACGACGCGGTAAGTGTTCAACTCGCGGGATTCCTCGTTTTCCTGCTCGAGCACGATGACGCCCTGGTCCAGCAGTTGGAGAACGACGCGCTCGGCTTCCTCGGTGGTGAGAGCGAAGCGCGATTGCAGCCAGGCCGCGTCGAACACGTCCTTCTTGGTGGCGACGCCGATGGCGATCTCGCCCAGGGTGTGGCCGGCGAAGCGCTCGACGGTGAGTTGCGGCAGCTCTTGGAACTCGGCATCGACGACGTCGCTGTCGTCTGCTGGTTGCATACCGCCCCAGGCGCCGGCGTCTTCCATGTCGTGGTCGCCGCCATTCAGGTCCAGCGGGTTCTGGTCCGGGTCAGGCTTGACCTGGTCCATGCCCTCGGTGAACTCGTTGGCGCCGCCGATGATGAGCAGGCAATCCTTGTTCACCGCGAACAGCAGGTCCTCCTTGTGAGGGCTGCTCGGATTCACCACGAATACGGCCTTCATCTTGTCCTTCGCGGTCATCGACTCCAGCTTGCCGTAGACCGTGTCGCGGTCGCCGCCGGCAATGGTGTGGACCGCGATGGTGGCGGCATTCCGTACCTGGCGCTCCAGGCGGTCGATGATGTCCTGCTGCTTGGCCTCGGGAAGCTTCTGCCAGCAGTCCGGCATGATCCGGATTTCCTGGATCAGTCCCTGCAGCAAGCTCTTGCCGAGCGTGTCGGCGGTCATGTTCATGAAGTGCGGGTTGTTGCTCATCGGGAATGGGTCCTATTCGTTGGCGATCCGTTCCAACTGCTCGAGTTGGGCGTCGCTGAGGTAGGTGTGGGCGCCGTAGCGCTGGAAGTTGCTGCGGAGGTCGGCCAGGAACTGCTCGTCCCAGTCCGTAGCGGCGTTGAGCTCGGCCGCGCCGAGTAGCGCGGCGAACTCCTCGACACGGTCGAACTGCTCTTCGATGGTTCGGCTGGGCATGGCCGGTTACTCGAGATTGAGCCCTTCGTCGCCGGTGTCCGACTGCTGGCCCGGGGCGGGTTCAGTGATTTCGCCGGTCTCGGTGTTCACGCCGTCCGGGACCTGGTCCTGAGACTGGTCGTCAACAACGCTGTATTCGCCGGTGAGGATGGACGCGTTGTCTTGGTCCAATCCGGCGTCGGCGCGTTCGTCCAGGGTGACTGCGGTCTGCAACTCGATGCTGACCGGCAGGTACTTGAACAGCCGGCGGATGACGGTCTTCTTGGCCATCTCTTCGTAGTGGGTGACCCAAGGCCCGTTTCCGGATGCCTTGCTGGTGGCGCGTACTTTGTCGACGTCGGCCTTGCTCATGACCTCGAATTGCACGCCGCCGTCCTTCAGCTTGGCGACCGCGTAGACGTGGGTCATGACGCCGCGTTCACCCTCTCCCGGAACGTGCTGGACGTCTTCGTCGAGGCCGTAGCGATAGCTGAACTGGTCGTTCTGGTGCACGGTGCGCGCGGTGAGCGAAACGATCTGGCCGGAGCGCCGGGCAAGGTCAATCATCCCGCGGTAGCCGATGATCAACTGGACGTTCGACAGGCCATCTTTCGCCTTGCCGTTGCCGAACGGCAGCAGGTAGGCATGGCCGAGAGCGTTACCCGGTTCCAGGCCGAGCTGCGCGCATTGCATCACGGCGCCGAGGAAACTCTCCTGATTGCATTTCGCCAGGGCCGGTACTTTGCGGATCTCGGTCAGCGCGATGCGCGCGAGTCGGTCGGCGGTCATGTGCTTCGGAAGCGCCAGGGCCATCTGGGCTTTGATCTTCGGGTCAGTCATCAGGTGGGCCAGCGTTTTCGGCTGGCCATTGTTGGCGACATTGCCGGTCGCGGCGGCTTTCAGGGCGGTTGCGGACATGCTGGGCTCCGGTTACTTGAGGCGGAAAACGCGGGATTCGCTGGTCTTCTTGAACTGCTCGAACAGCGCGGGGTGAGCTTCCTTGAAGGCGGATTGGTCGAAGCGGTTGGTGGTCTGGGACTTCCACGTCAGTACCGACTTGCCGTTGACCGTGAGTTGGGCGTGGTCCTGCATGAAGAGCTTGATGCGCTCCTCTGTGGACTCGATCTCGTACTCCAGGCCCTTGGCCTTGGCTTTCAGTTCGCGCAGGCGGTTGAACACCTCCACGACCTTGCCATCGGCCTCGATGCTGGTTCCGGCGTCACGCTCGAACAGCCGGAGGATGTCGCTGACAGCGGTTGCTTCGGGCGGATCCAGGCGCTGGATGCGTCCCCAGAACTCGACCTCCTTCTCGCGAATCGCCGCGATGGTTTCGTCGTCCCGCTCGACGCGGTACACGCGGAAGTCGTCGCCGCCGATCAGCACGCCGAAGATGCAGACCTGGCGGCCGGTGACCATCAGGCCGTGCATGGCCTGGGCGGTGTAGTGGACTGGAATGGCATCGGTCTGAACCTCACCCCAGTCCTTTGCCTTGAATGGGCTGACCGTCTTGATCTCGATGTTTTCGCCGCTGGCGGCCTCGGCGTCGATCTCGGCGGCCATGAAGTCGTGCTGCTGGTCGCGGTAGCGGTTTCCGCGACCGATGATCTTCAGGCCGGTCTCTTCGGCCAGCAGGTCGATGACGTAGGGCTCCATCCGCTGGCCACGGGTGAAAATCTTCTGCTTCGCCGGGTCGACGGGACCGGTGCGCGGCTGGATCTTATCCAGGTACACGTCCAACGGAGTGCGCCAGGGGCTGATGCCGAGGATGCCGGCGACATCGCTGCCGCCGAGGTACTTGGTGCGGTCGAGCGCGCCGACCGATGCGAGAGCTGCAGTCATGGGGCTGGTCTCATTTCAGGGTGAGTGTGGTTGTTGCGTGAAGGCGGGGGTTGCGCCGGAAGCGCAGAACGCAGAGGTCGCCGCAGATGTTGGCGAAGAGCGGGTTGTGGTAGCCGTGGCGGTTGGCCAACTCGACGGCCTGGCGGATGCTCTTTCCGGCAAACTCTTCGATATCGTCGAGTTGGTCGTCGATGATCGAGCGAACGGGGCGGGTGGTCATAGGTCGATGCTCCTCAGTTCCTGCTGTCTCGCATCCGCTGCGGCGTCGAGCCGGCGGCGCATGTCGTCGTATTGCCGGGTGCCGATGGCGTCCAGCGTGTAGGCCATCTCGATCTGGCCGCGCCATACCAACTGGTCGTGGCGCGGGATCACCGACCGACGCATAGCGACGATCGCTTCCTCGATCACGCCCTCGGCGCGCTCATTCGCCCAGGCCATCGTCGTCCTCCGGCTCTTCGTCCTCGGGTTCCGGTTCCGGGTCCGGCTGGTCCCAGAGCGGGTCGACGGCACGGTCGTAAGCGAGTTGCGCGTTGCTGAAAGCCTCGCGGTTGCGGCGCTCGCGGTATGTCCACATCGGGATGCTCTCCGTGGTTCACCTGCATTCGGCAGCACCCAGGCACACGGCAGTCGTGCCCGGTGGGGCGCCGTGGTGGGTGCTCTCGAATGGAGGTTGAAAAAAGCCCGGCCGGAGCCGGGCGAAGAGGGGGAACGCTGCATGCGCAGCGGGGGGTGATCTGGCCGGTGTCGATCTCCGGCGTAAGGCGCTTCTTAGGCGGCATCGAGCTGGCTTATTTGCTTGAGCCATCCTCATGAGTCAGCCACGTCCCATTGCGCATCGACCTACGCATTCAAATCACTCCCCGCTACGCCCTGGCTATGCCAGGAGCAGGAAAGAGAAGGGCGCCGCCAAGCGCCCTGTCTCCACTTACATGCACCGCCTTATGTGAAAGCGGTTGGGTACAGGCTCGACCGCATGTTGGCGATCTGCCGTTGGGGCTGGGCTACATGTCGAGATCCTCCGTTGTGCGCGCCGTTGGACCGGCGGGCGCTCGCCGTGGGTTAAACGCCCGGCAATAGGCCAGGCGCCGAAGTCAGGAGATCGCTACGCAGTTGCGCAGCAGCACCGGCGTGGCCTGGCCTTCTAGCCAGATCACCGCCATGCCGGAGGCGGAAACTTTGGCTTGAGTGAGCGTTCTGGTGCGGATGGGGATGGAGTCGCGGAGCGGACGGTACTCAACGGCCACCTGGGCCGGGTGCTCTCGGTTCCAGGCCTCGACCAACTCCGCCGGCGGCACCGGACGGACGTTGCCGATCTGCTGGTAGATCTCGGAGCGGTGAATGGCGACGTCGTCCGGGGCGGTGATGCCGAGGCGCACCTGGTCGCCTTGGCTGCCGAGGACCGTGATGGTGATGTTGTCGCCGATATGCAGGGTTTGGCCGGGTCTTCTGGTCAAGATCAGCATGGTGTGACTCCGTTCAGGATGCTGGACGTGCGGGCTCAGGCCGGCTCGCAGTGGGAAAGGGCAACGCAACCGGACACTCCGGCGAGCCAGACGACAGCGGTGTGTCCGCCGAGGATCTGGGCTTCAGTAGTGGTACGGGTGCGCTTCGGCGCCGCGCCGCGATGGAATCGGTAGTCGACCTCGGTGCCGACGGGGTATGCGGAATTCCAGGCAGTAACGGTCGCCGCCGGGTTGGCGTTTCGCTTCATCGTGTGTCTCCGGATAGATTGCGGTAGGGCTGGTGTGCAGCCCCGGGGACCAGGGCGGTGCTGATCTCCGTGCTCGCTGCTGTTTTCCGGGAAGACCCCGTAAGATTTGCAGTGCCACTGCCGGGGCAGCGCCTCAGCCTGCGCATTTCAGACCACTCTCCGATACAGCCTGGCGATGGAGCCAGGTGGATCGGGCCTGCGTTGGGGAACCCGGCAGGCGCGGGTGGCTCACTCTTCGAATTCGACGAACTCACCATCAGCGCTCAACTGATACCAAGTGTCCGGCTCTACGCCGTTCTCCCCGACCTTGCTGGCGCGGATATGGATGAGGCGCCCCTCGTCGTCGCGATGACATAGGACGATGGCGCTACCAGCAGATGCGCGAGCGCGGCCTTCGATGCCCAGGGATGCGGCGACGGACTCCTTGCCGCTGACCTCGGCTGCCGATTGGTAGCCGGTGTTCGACGCTGCCGAGCGGTTGCCGGTGTTCGACGCTGCCGAGTAGTCGCCGGTGTTCGACGCTGCCGA